CCTAGTATGTTTTATTTGGTGCAAGTAAAGAGTGCGTCCAATTCATTAGAAGTTTAGACTTACTAATGGGTGATAAAAAATTAAAAATTAAATATATTGTAGACCATAATATAAAGGATACTACAACATTGGATAGTATAAATGAAATTAGTAAATTTTTCAGACAATCAAAAGATATTAAAACCAATAGAACGGATTTAAAATTAATTCATATTGATGACTTTGATGTAACTAAAAATGAACAAGTTATTATAACAACCGATGTTTATAGACAATTTTATAAAGAGTATTTAGAAAAACATAATATTCAATATACTTGGTATAAAAATATAGCATCTATCTGGCCACTCAAATATGAAAACAAAGTTCACATATTTCAAACGGATGTATTGGTTACGGAAAAATGTACATTAGCATGTTCTCATTGTAATATGTTTATGCCACATTTTGTTTCACCAAACCATAGAGATTTAGAAATAATAAAATCCGACATTGATTTATTTTTTAACAAAGTAGATTATGTTAGTGTATTTCATTTAGTAGGTGGTGAACCATTTTTATATCCACACATAGAAGATGTTATTCGTTATGTTCTTACAAATTATATAAGTAAAATTGACAAATTAATAATCACAACAAATGGTACAATAAAACCAAAACAAAGTATATTAGACTTATTAAAAAGTAATGATATTATTTTAAGTATTAGTGACTATACCGATAAATTAGAAAATATAAAATCAAAAGTTTCAAAAGTATTGGAAACTTATAAAACCGAAAATATAAATCATTATGTTCGAACTGAAATTGAATGGTATGATTTTGGTGATTTAAGAATTAAAAAGAATTTAGAAACGGATACGTTAATTAAGCACTTTGATAGTTGTACGGCACCATTCAGAGGTTTGAACGATGGTAAGTTTTATTATTGTCATTTAAATACATCAGCGGTATTAACAAAATTATTTCCATTAAATGATAATGATTATGTTGGTTTAAAAGATGTATCAAAAGAAGATTTAATTAAATTTGACTTAGGTTATACCGATTTAGGATATATTACATTTTGTGATAATTGTAATGGATGTAATACTGGAATAAAAGTACCAGTAAGTTATGAAAAACAAGGTTTAAGAGATTTATGAAAGTAATAATTGATATAGATAATACATTGTCAATCGCCACCGATAGATTTAAATTATCTGAAAAAGAAAACGGAAAAACCGATTGGGATTTTGTCCATGCACCTGAAAATCTTATAAAAGACAAACCAAATTTACCAATGATTGAATTGGCAAAAAATTATAAAGAAAATGGTTTTGAAGTTATCATACTAACAGGCAGACCAGAATCTACAAGAAAGGTAACAAAAGAGTGGTTACAAAAATACAATATACCATACGATAAATTATATATGAGAAGTTGGGAAGATAATTTTTTAAAAGCACCTGTTTTTAAAAGAAAAATATATGAAAATGAAATAAAAGAAAATGTATTTTGTGCATATGATGATGACCAACGAATAATAGATGTTTGGGTTGATTTAGGAATAACCAGTTTTAAAGTTTTTGTGATATAATGAAATCAATAGACCATTATACTAAATTATTATTAAAAGATAAAGCTTTACAAAACCCAAACTCATTTGAAGAATTGGGTTATATTTTTTTTGGGCCACTACTATTCAATTTTTTTATTTGGTTAAAATTCGAAGTAAAAGGAAGTGACCTCATATTGTTTAATTCTAGAGAAGGGTATTTTTTAAAAGATATTTATGAATTATTCAAAATAAAATATAACTTACCAACGGGAGTATATTTTAAAACATCTAGAAAGATATCGTCTATTGCATCACTTTTTACCAATGAAGATATTTACAAAACATTTGACTCACATAGATATTCAGGAATTTTATCAAATTTAATGAAAGATAGATTCGGAATAGAATGTGATAAAAATGATAATATAGATACTAAAACAGAAATTCCAAATATAGATGAATATGTTGAATCGATTTTAAATAATGCAAAAAGAGTTAGAAATGACTACGGTAAGTATATAAATAATACAATAGTAAATCATAATAATATAGTAATGATTGATAGTGGATATCAGGGTACAACACAATATAATTTACAAAAAGCCTTTGGTCTATATGTAAGTGGTAGATATATAAATTACAAAGGAAATGAAAATTTATTAGATGTAGTTGGGTTATATGATTTTAATAAAACCAATTTTCAAAAAAACATAATATTCTTTGAATCCATTTTTACCGATAAAGTTGGTTCATATATTGATATTGTAGATGGTAATTTTATAAACGAAAAAATAGATGAAGATAATCACCATTTTGAAGAAAAGATAAAAATTATAAATGGTATAAAATTATTTATAAATGATATGTTTGTTGTTAATTTTGATGAAACATCCGTATCATACGAATACTCCGATTATCTTTTTGATTTAATGTGTAAAGATGGTTTTATTAAAAATGAAAAGTTATTTGATATTTTTTTTCACGATAATTATTATGTAAGAGATAGTGTCAAAAAAATAGTAAGACAATAATTGTTATGGAAAATATGCAGGGTTCTAAATTTAAGTTTATTTATACGGATTGGTTTATCCATCATGGAGAAAGAAAACCATTTGGCAATGCTATTCATCCAGTTATTAGAGAATTTATTCAGCATATTCATAAGAATAATCTTAATATAGATTATTATAAAATATTACAATATAGTGAAAACGAAAAGGGCATAAAATTTGACCATTCGGAGTTAATAAATTATATTGATAGAAATTTTCCAAAAAATATAATATCATTAAATCAAATACAAGAAGATGATTTTACATACATCTATCCTATTGAAGTAAAAGACACATTGGGTGCAATTAATAATCATAATGGATTTGAATTAAATGGTGAAAAATATAAATGGTATTTAAGAGATATAATACCAACTGAAATATTAGATGGTTGTAGAAGTGGTAAAATAAAAATTTTAATAAGCATAATTCACGACCCATTATACGATGATTATAATATAAAACAATTCGAAACACAAATGAATCAATTGGGAATAGATGGTTCTAATATTATAATTTTAGGTGGAAGTAATTTTCAAGAATATTATGAAAAACATCCGGAAAGTAAAATAAAAATATATAATGGCCATCTTTTTATAAAAGGATATGCGGATATGATGTTATCATTTCCAACCATTGGTAATTTGGGATATATTTGTGAATTAGTGGATGCATCCGATTTGGATGAAAATGAAATCAGACCATATAAATTTTTGTGTAATAACAAAACAATGACAAAGGAACACAGAGTATCCATGGCCTATTTTGCAATAAAATATGATTTATTGAATGAGGGCAAATTTTCCTTTATACAAAAAACAAACAAAGATGATTTAATATCACATATATCAAAAATAATTCAAAATCCAAAAGAAGAATATATACAAAAAATAGTTGATATATTACCATATGAATTAGATACACATCACCTTTCACCAAATGAAAAAACTAATTTTGGTGCAACCAATAATATGAAAGATTGGTATACTGATACTTACATAAATTTAGTTACTGAAACTTTCTTTGGTAGAAATGTATTTTTATCTGAAAAAATATTTAAACCACTTTCAAACTTGCAACCATTTATTGTTTTGGGAGATTATAGAACTATTCATGAATTAAAAAGATTAGGATTTAAATCATTTGAACCATTTATAGATGAAAGCTACGATTTAGAAATAGACCCAAAAGAAAGAATAAAAAAGATTGAAATTGAAATTGAAAAATTAAAAAACAAATCAATTGAAGAAATACACAATTGGTATTATTCTATAAAAGATATATTATTATACAATCAAAAACATATGTATTCATTTAAAAACTATGAATGTTTTGAAGAGATATTTGAAAAAATAAAATTAGATTACGAAAAATAAAACTATGGAACTCACAGGAAAAAAAATTATTGTAACCGGAGCAAACGGACTAGTTGGTCTACCGGCAGTTAAAAAATGTTTAGAAGAAGGTGCTGCAAAAGTATATGCGGTAGACTTAAGATTTAGTGAAAATTTAAACTTTCTAAAAGGTCAATACCAAGATAGATTAGAATTAGTTAAGACGGATTTAACATATCTTTCTCATTGTGAAAATTTATTTACAATGGATAAGATTGATATCGTATTACACATAGCCGGAGTAAAAGGCTCACCCGCTAGGTCATCAACACAACCTGCAGATTATTTATTCCCAATGTTAATGTTTAATACAAATATGATTAAAGCATCTTTTGATGCTAAAGTTGATTGGTTTGTTTATCTTTCATCGGTTGGAGTTTATAAGCCGGCAGAAGTAATGAACGAAGAAGATACTTGGTCACAAGAAGAAACTTGGGCATCAACTCCATCTCGTTTAGATTGGCATCCGGGTTGGACAAAAAGAATGGGAGAACTTACTTTGGATTCTTTAAGAGTTCAGTATGGTTGGAAAAACTATACCGTTATTAGACCTTCAAACATTTATGGTATCAATGATAACTTTGCACAAGACGCAACAGTAATCAGTTCTAATATTTGGAAATTATTCAATGTAGAAGGTGATGATATGGTGTGTTGGGGCAATGGTTCATCTCGTAGAGATTTTGTATTTGGTGATGATGTTGCACAAGCTTCAATAGATGTAGTTAAAAAAGAAGTTAGTGATATTATTAATTTTGGATGTGCAGAGGCAGTGACAATTAAAGAGACAATTGAAACTATTGTTGAATGTTATACCGAAATTACTGGTAAAACTAAAAATATTGTTTGGGATGAGAGTAAAACAAATGGTGACCCAATTAGATGTTTGGGTGCAAAAAAACAAAAAGAATATGGTATTCTTCCAAAAACTACATTAAAGGAGGGTATTAAACAATCTATTAAAGAATATAAAAGTAGATTATAATGAAATTATTTACAATAGGATGTTCATTTACAGAAGGACAAGAATTGGAAAACATGAGAACGGAATGTTATGCACACCAGCTAGCAGAAAAATTAAATTTAGAATATTTTAATTTTGGAGCATGTGGTGCATCAAATGATTATATTTTTAGGAAAGTTTTTGAATTAATTAATTCAAATACATTACAAAGTGATGACATTATTATAATTCAATGGACTCATTACAATAGAAAAGAATTACCTGTAATGTTTAATGATAAAGAATGGTATCATTATCTTCCAAATTCATTTCACGCCTATCAAGATAAAACCATACTTAGACAAGGCAAAAATTTAAATGTTCAAAATCAATATATGAACCATGATTTGCATAACGATAGAATAGAACTTGAATCCAAAAATAAAAAAGCATTGGATGAATATATTGTTTCTTTTTTACAAGAAGAATACCAAAAAAATACTACTATAAATTATATAAATGCACTATACACTTACTTAGAACACTTTGGTTATAATCATTTACATTTTTTTGGTTGGGATAGATGTATAATTAATTCCGTTTATGATAATGGCCACTGCTTTTTAAATAAATCATTCGGTGGTTATACGGATACATTGTTAAATAATCATCCAGATAAAGAATCTCACAATAGATGGGCCCACCTATTATTTGAAAAACTAAATGAAATATACAAAAATAATTTAAAAAATTTAATTTAAAATGAAACATATAGTAGTATCGGGTTGTTCTTTTACAAACAATTTTAGAATCAACATAGGTGATGAAAGAAGATGGGAGAGAGACCCGATTGAAGATTGGACGTGGGCAAATTGGTTGCAAGATTATTTAAAAGAAACACATATTTTACACAATTATGGAACGGTGACACATGATAATAAAAGTATTGTTCGTTCTATAATTTATAAAGTTTCAAACTTATTAAAAGAAGGTATATCACCTGAAGATATTATGGTAGTTGCACAATTTACCACATTGATAAGAAATTCATTTTTTATAACTCCAGAAAAATATCATCCTGTAAATCCTGAAATTAGATATAGAAAAAATGACGAAAGTTGGGCACATACAACGGATTATCTAATCAATGGTAAAGATAAAAACTCACCCTACGAACATGGATACTTTCACCTAACGGGAGGATACAATAAAACAAATAATCCAATAAATGTAGACCCAGTAGTTTTTGAATGGTTGGATGGTGTTATGACTTATACTGAAAGATATTTTGAGTGGTTTGAATATATTAATATGTTATTAAATTTTCTTCATGTAAATGGAATTACGAAAATTAAATTCTTTAATATGAATAATAACTTCAGCAAAAAATATTTAAATGAAGGTAGAACCCCACCATATTATCATACACCCAAAGAAAAGTCTGTTTACGAATGTATTATAGAGAATAGAGATATTTGTGATACATGGGAACAAAAAGAACTGGAATTTGAAAACTCATATGTAAAATCGTATGCAGATAAAATAGACTTTAAAAAATATTTTTGGTTTTTTGAAGAAAATTCCTTACATTTATATGGTGGCATGATTGAATGGAGTATTAGAAATTTTGATTATAATATGGAAGGTAATTTACCAAAAGTATTATGGAGAGAAATGAATGGTATGGATTTAGATGAACAAAAAAAATATTTAGAAAGAAGTTGGTATGGTCACACATCATCTATACTAACGAAAAAATTTGTAGAAGATGTGGTATTAAATTGGGATATTTTAAAATAAATTATATGAAAAAAACAGACAAGGTTTTAGTTACAGGAGCAAGTGGATTTATAGGTTCACACTTATTAAGGTTATTATATGAAAAAGGTTATAGAAACCTTCGTTCAACATCATTCAGTAGAGATTTGAGAAACGATTTCGAAGGAACATCGGAAGTAGAACATATTAAAGGAGATTTACAAAATGCAGAGTTTTGTGAATTGATTAGTAAAGATGTTGATGTAGTATTCCATTGTGCAGCAAACACTTCAAACGCATTAGATACCAAATTCAATCCATTATTACACGTTACTCCGAATGTGGAGATGAATGTAAACTTAATGGAACAAAGTTGGAAAAACAAAGTTAGAAAGTTTTTATTCATATCATCTAACACAACTTACCCTGATATGGGAACTGAGTTTTGTACCGAAGATATCAACGTACACGCTACACCAATGTTGCCTGTTTACAAAGCAGTTGGTGGTATGAAAAGATATGGTGAAATGTTATGTGATTTCTTTTCTAATCAGATTCACGAACCAATGCAATGTTTGATTGTTAGACCCTCAAACGCATTCGGCCCTAATGATAAATTTGATTTTGAAAAATGCCACGTTACTCCTGCAAATATCCGTAAGGTAGCAGATGGTTTAAATCCAATTCCAGTTTGGGGTGATGGTACGGAAGTAAGAGATTTGTTGCATGTTGAAGATATGGCAGATGGTTTCATCTTTGTAGCAGAAAATAACGATACATATGATATTTTCAATGTATGTTATGGTGAAGGGTTTACAGTAAATGAAACACTTGCAACTATTAAAGAATTGGATAACAATACAAATCCAATTGAATATGTAAATAATAAAGCACCAATGATTCCTATTAGATTGTTATCTTCTAAAAAGATTAATGATTTAGGATGGAAACCAAAGAGAAACTTAAAAGAAGCTTTAAAAGAAACTATTGAGTGGTATAAAGCAAATAAGCATTTATATAACCCAAATTCAAAGCCATAGTGGAGGATAACAAAGATATATTAAAAAAATATGTTTGTGAAATGCCATTTATGTATAGTGATGTACAATGGTTATCACAATTTGTATGTTGCCCTTCTTGGGCCCCACAAACAATTAGAGTCCACGAAGATGGTAGAGAGAAATGGTCACCCATAGATGAGAGTGATGATGTTATGAGAAATTGGACATCACCACAAGCACAAGATATTCGTAAATCGGTATTGGATGGTAGTTACAAATATTGCAATCATACAGTATGTCCAAGACTAAATGAATTAATCAACACAGGTAGAAAACCATATCTTTTTAAAGAAATAGATGAATTTAGAGAAGTTTATAATATACATACGGAAGAAGATATTATAAATTATAAAACACCTCCTGAAGAAATACTTTTTGGATTTGACAGAAGTTGTAATTTAAAATGTCCATCTTGTAGAGTTAATTTAATACCAAATGATGATTTAGAATCACTAGAACATAAAGCAAAACTACATTTATTAAAATCAATCGAAGATAATTTTGCAAGTGGGCTAAAACGAATAATGGTTACTGGAAGTGGTGACCCATTTTATTCAAAAATATACAGAGATTACTTAATTAATTTTGATATAAAAAAATATCCTAAATTAGAACAACTGCAAATAATTACAAATGGTAATTTGTTAGATGAAAAATTGTGGAATCAAATGAAAGCAACTCCTTACATTAAAACAATAGAAATTAGTATAGATGCAGCTACTAAAGATACTTATGAAAATAAAACAAGACTAAATGGTAATTGGGATAGATTGATAAATAACTTAAAATTTTTATCAACTCAAGGACATATAATAGAAGAATTTGTTTGTTCAATGGTTGTTAGTAAACAAAATTACAAAGAGATGTATGATTTTTACGAATTAATATCTAATATATTTAAAAATTCTAATTTTAAATGGGGAATATCTATAAATTATAGACAGATAGTAGATTGGGGAACATATTCTGCAGAAGATTTAAAAGAATTGCAAATATTTAATGAAGACCACACTTTATTTAATGAATTTTTACAAGAACTAAATAAAATACATAATAGAAAATATGTAAATCATAATTTTCACCACTTAATAAATTAATATGAGTACACCACAATTTTCACCATATAAGGATGAATTAACAAAAGCAATGACATTCCTTGCAGAAAAGGAAGATACAATTTTTATAGGTCAACAAATAGTTTACGCGGGAAATCCAATGAGCACAACCTTAACGGAAGTACCAAAGGAAAAAATGATTGAAGTTCCTGTTATGGAAGAAACACAAATGGGTATGAGTTTAGGACTTGCAATGACCGGTAAATCGGTTATTACATTTTATCCTCGTTGGGACTTTTTAGTATCAGCTGCAAACCAATTAATAAACCATGCTGACAAATTTGAACATATGACTGATAAAAAAGTTAATATTATCATTAGAGTTGGAGTAGGAAGTAAAGACCCATTAGACCCAGGTATCCAACATAGAAACGATTATACACAAGAATTTAAATCTATATTGCAATTCACAAAAGTACATGAATTAAAATCTTATGAAGATATTTATAACATATACACAAATGCTTATAACGAAGGTGGTGTTCATATTATTGTTGAATGGCCTGAATTATATTATAAAAATTAAATTATGATAAAAAAATTACCTATTATTTCTTTTTTTGTAAAATGGTATGAAAATTACAAAATGAAAAAGAAATTAAAGAAAAAACTAGAAGAACTTAAAAAAAGAGACCCATTTATTTATAAAAGTTTTTAAATGAATAGAATAGTACTTGGGTATGATGTTATGACATATAATGGTGAACAACCAAATTGTCAAAACCCAAAATTTTTGAGCACAATCCATACCGCATCTGATTTTTATTTTTCTGACTCTTTAGAGTTTTTCTCAAAAAGATGGAATAATGAATGGGCCCTATATAATAGTAATCTATATAATAATTTTGCCGAAAAAAAATCAATATATGAGATAAAGCAAGATGCGAAAAAAAATCTAAATTATAGTTGGTTTTATATCGTAGAACCCTTTTCAAATTTGGAAAATTTCTTTGGCAATGGTTCTTTCTATAAAGATTTTTCTTTAAATGGTATTTCAAAAGTTGCATTAGACGAAATAATAAATGGAAATGGTAATTTACTTATAAACTATATAATAGATGGAGGAACTGCATTTAGAGTAGAAAATTTCCAAAAAATTATAAATTATACAAAAGAAAACAATATACCAGATAATAAAGTATATTTTGTTTTTGCAGATTTTAAGTTAAAAGAAAATTTAGAAAAATTAGGAGCAAATTATAATGTAATTGATTATAGTTACAATATGATTGCAAAGTCTCAAGAATTTAATAATACAATCAATATACCAAATTATTCATATTGGGGAAAGGGTTCTTATGAACCACAATTTGGTACGATAGAGAATTCATATTCATCAGTTGCAACTTCCGAAGAATTTTTGGAAAGTATTGGAAAGGATAAAAAAGATTTCCTATTATTAAATAGACATTGGAAATTACATAGATTATTTTTATTAAGCCAATTACATAAATTGGGACTTGAAAAAAGCTTAGTTTCTTGGGATAACAAATTTGCATATCAATTGCAAAGAGAAGCTTTTTTACAATATGATAATAACGAAGAATTTTTAAAATTAATCACAGAAACTTCATCATTGTTGGATATTCATGATTTAACAAAAATAGCAGGATTTGGATTTGAAAATAAAGACATATATTTAAACACATATTTAAGTATAGTAACGGAATCTGTCTTTTTGCAAGAAGATATTAATTTCCCAAGTGGATATCTTTCTGAAAAAATATGGAAACCAATTGGCCATTGCCAACCATTCATTTTAGCAGGGCCATCAAAATCATTACAACATATTAAAGAGAGATTTGGTTATAAAACATTTCATCCATACATTGATGAAAGTTATGATTTAGTTGAAGATGATATGGAAAGACTTTATTTAATTCAAATAGAAATAGATAAATTTTCAAATAAATCAAAAGAAGAAAAAGACCAATTTTTAAATGATGTAAAAGACATTTGTGTTTATAATCAAAATTTATTTTTACAATATGGTCGTAATAGTTGGAAGTCATCATCAGAAAATACTGAAATGGAAAAAATCATAAATTTTTTAATGGATGGTAAAAAGAGTTTAATTTAGGATATTTATAGGTATGAATTCAGAAAATACTATGATGGGATTGCCGGCAGGATATCCATCTAAATCACAAGTTGATAAAATAGAAAAGAAAAATAAAGAAATTCGTAAAAAATCAGATACGGATTCCGAATATGTCTACAATATTGTGGATGAAATTACGGATGATGTAAATAATTTTATAGATGAATATTTCGACCTACCCTTAAACGAATCATTACTTTTGGAAGGTGGTGCAGCGGGTCACTTAGCACATCCGTTTGAAGATGGTGATTTGACATTCAACGACATGAAGGAAATGATAAAGAGGGGGCTAGTAGGTGGGTTGGATAAGGAAGCACCTGTTACTGAAAAATTAGACGGACAAAACATAGCATTCAGTTTTAAAGATGGTAAAATTATATTTGGTAGAAATAAAGGACATGTTAGAGATGGTGGTAAAAATGCATTAGATGTAAAAGGTATAACACAACAATTTGCAGGAAGAGGTGGCATTGAAAAGGCATTCGTTGGAGCTGCAGAAGATTTACAAAGTGCAATTTCAAAATTAACACCACAACAAACTAAGAATATGTTTAAAAATGGTTCCAAATTTATGAGTTTGGAAATCATATTACCAGATACTCAAAATGTAATCCCATATGGTAAGAGTGTATTAGTAATGCATGGTACTATTGAATATAACAAAGAAGGTGAACAAATAAATCGTTCCTCTACTGATGGTGAAGAATTTGCACAAGCAGTTCAAAAAGTAGGTGCAGATAAACAAAAAACATTTGGAATAGAAGGCCCAAAAGTAATAGCATTTAGTGATGCAGAAAGTTTGAAATATGCAAAACTGGCAAAAGAATACAATTCTAACTTAAATGATATTGCAAAACAATATGGTCTAAATAGTAAATCTAAATTAGAAGACTATCGTAATAAATGGTGGCAGAGAAAAATAGATAGTGAAAACAAAGAATCAAATCTTAATCTTTCTCCTAAAGAAAAAAAAGGTTTAGTAAATAGATGGGCAAATGGTGATAAAACTTTTGGTGTAAAATCTTTTGATGATAATACTAAATCGGATTGGTTCAGAAACTTTGAAACAAACGAATTACAACAATCTCAAAAAGAAATGATTAAACCTATTGAGAATATATTTCTTAATGCAGGTGCACAAACATTAAAACGAGTTAGTAATTTTTTATCAACCAATAGTCCAACTGCAGCTAAAGAATTAAAAAGAGATACACTTACTGCAATAAAAGCTATTAGAGATAGTAAAGACCCAGATAAGATTGCAAAACTTCAAAAAGAATTAGAAAGATTGGATAGTATTGGATTGGATAATTTAGTACCATCGGAAGGTGTAGTTTTTATGTATAATGGAAATCCATATAAATACACAGGAACTTTTGCACCTATAAACCAAATTCAAGGAACTTTCAAATTTGATAAACCTGCAAAAAAAGAAGATAAGGTAGAGAAAAACGAAATAGCAATTTTCTCAGGTAGATTCCAACCATTTCATGCAGGACATTATAGTATCTATAAATCATTAGTTGACAAATTTGGTAAAGATAATGTTTATATATCATCATCGAATATAACTGACCCTGTTAAATCTCCTTTTCCATTTAAAGATAAAAAGGCAATAATGAATAAAATGTTTGGTATTCCAACAAGCAAAATTGTTCAGGTTAAAAATCCATATTCACCAGCTGAAATACTAAGTAAATACCCAGAGGATACAAAATATGTAACTGCAGTATCCGAAAAGGATGCAGAAAGATTGGAAATGGGTGGTAAATATTTCAAAAACTATGATAAAGTTCCTGACAATAAAAAGAAAGGATATGAAGATGAGGGATATTATATAATTGCACCTGAAATGCAATTAAAAGTAAATAGAAAAAATATAAGTGGTACACAATTAAGAGCTACTTTTGGAAATGATTTATTAACTACAAAAGAAAAGAAAGATATATTTAATCAAGTTTATCCAAAATTTGACAAAGATGTTTTTGCAAATATAGTAGCTACAACCAAAAAAGCAGAAGCATTAAAAAAATCAAAACAAGTTACCAAAGATACAGCTTTAAAATCAAAATTAAAATCATTAGACCCTAAAACTAAAAAGAAAGTACAAAAAGCTTTACAAACTAAAATTAAAAATCCTGTTACTGGAAATACAATATTAGTTAAATCTGCATTAAAATATGATGATAGTCAATCGGTAAAAAAACTTGCAGTTGGTCTAATAAAACAAGCTATGAAAAAATAAAAAATTATTTTTGATAGATTATTTTGATATATATAATATAAAGAAACAGTTATAAAAGTATAGAAATATGGCAAAAAGAAAAAGTTTTGATGAGAAATCAAAAGGGATGCACAAATCTCGTAAACTCATCATAGACACGGTTTTTGGAAGAACGGATAATAATCAAACTCATTTTGGTTATGAAGGTGAGGTTGAACAAAAAAGAGAAGTAGGTGAAAGATGGGTTGACAACGATGGTAAAGAGTGGGAACAAAAAGAAGGTTTCAAAGTTGCAGTCACTCAAATGGACGATGTTAGACAATTTTTACAAAAGCTGAGTACATGTTCAGTTGAAGATTGTAAAACAGAAACATATAGTTCTGCAGACAAAAAACTAATTCGTAAAACAGGAATGTGTATAGTTTGTCTTGCAAAATTTGAACAAGGTTTAAAACAAGATGGAACATATCCTTTCTATGAAGATTATAAGATAACAAGAAATAAACTTGCTTATGTTAGAGAATTGAAAGATAGATATGAAGAAGCTTTGGGTGGTATTAAAAAACAAATGGAAATTATCACCGAAGATGGTAGAACCGAAACTTGGACATGGGATGTGGATATTGAAAAAGTAAAACAAGATTTAAAAAAAGATATAGATGGTGCATATGATGCCATTGAATTATTAATAGAAAGAAAAAGGTTATTAGAAGAAAAATTGGTTGAGTTAAATCATCCAGAATTAATTAAAAAATAAAAATTATGAAAAAATTCTTAAATTTAAAAAACATTGCAATTGCAGTATTAGTAGTAATCGTATTATTAGAGTATTTTAACCCAGGTGGAAAGATGCCAGGTAGAACTGTTAGAATTGATGGTAAAAAATACGAAGTTATTAAACATGACATAGATACATTTGAAGTTGTTAAAACCAAAGTAGTAACTAAAAAAGGTTCGGATATCTATCATGAAACAATTGTAGAAAAGGAAGTAGTAATCCCTGCAATAGTGGATACTCAAGCATTATTAAAAGATTATTATTCAAAAGTATTATACAAAGATGTATTAGTATTACCTGATTCATTAGGAACAGTTTCAGTAACAGATACAATCTCACAAAACAAAATCTTAGGTAGAACTTTCGATGCTAAAGTAAAAGAAAGAACTATTAAAGAAACTATGATTGTTAAAGAATTGCCAAAGACACAAGTATATTATGGTTTCAATGGTGGATTTAACAAAGCAGATGTTGTATCAAACATAGGTGCAGGTGTTATTGTAAAAACTAAAAAAGATAAAATCTACCAAGTTGGTGTGGGTGTTGCAAATAGAGTAACAGACGGAACCAACGGAGCATTGTCACCATATGTTGGTGCTGGTGTATATTGGAAGATTAAATTCAAAAAATAATGGGAGTTCAGGGGCAACCTAAGAAAACATTAAAAGAGATAATTGCTGAAGAATATCGCAAGTGTGCGTTAGACCCAATTTACTTTATGAAAAAGTATTGTGTCATTCAGCATCCGGTGAGAGGAAAAATACCCTTTCACCTTTATCCATTCCAGGAGGATTGTTTAACAGACTTCAAAGATAATCGTTTTAACATTATTCTTAAATCTCGTCAGTTGGGTCTATCGACTCTATCTGCAGGATTTATTTTATGGAAGATGTTATTCAACCAAGACTTCAATGCGTTGGTAATTGCAACCAAAGTAACTGTTGCAAAGAATCTGGTAGAGAAGGTAAGAGTTATGCACGACTTACTTCCTATTTGGTTAAGAGATGGTGGTAGTTCATCGGTTGAAGATAACAAACTTTCCCTTAAATTAAAAAATGGTTCACAAGTAAAAGCAATCGCAAGTTCTCCAGACGCAGGCCGTTCGGAAGCATTGTCATTGTTAGTTGTGGATGAAGCTGCATTCATTAGAGACATTGATGAGATTTGGTTATCTGCACAATCAACCCTATCAACGGGTGGTTCTGCAATTGTATTGTCTACTCCAAATGGTATCGGTAATTGGTTCCATAAAATGTGGGTAGATGGTGAATCTGGCCAAAACGGATTTAATAATATCAATTTACATTGGACTGTTCACCCTGAAAGAAATCAGGCATGGAGAGATGAACAAACTCGTATCTTAGGAGTAAAAGGTGCAGCACAAGAATGTGATTGTGACTTTGTTGGTTCTGGTGATACGGTATTTGAACCTGCATTACTGACTTGGTATAAGGACACATATGTAATGGAACCTGTTGAAAAGAGAGGGTTTGATAGTAATTTGTGGGTATGGGAACATCCTAATTATAATAGAAGTTATATGATATCTGCCGATGTCGCTAGAGGTGACGGAGCCGACTATTCTACTGCACAAGTAATTGATATTGAAGATTCTTCACAAGTTGCAGAATATAGAGGTAAAATTGACACAAAAGATTTTGGTAATTTCCTTACAGCATTGGCAACGGAATATAATAATGCATTGTTAGTAATTGAAAACTCAAATGTTGGATGGGCATGTATTCAACAGGTAATTGATAGAGGATATCCAAATTTATTCTATATGAGTAATGATTTACAATATATAGATACCCAACGACAGATATCAAACAAATATTATAGAGACGAAAGACAAATGGTTGCCGGATTTTCAACAACATCTAAAACCCGTCCACTTATCATTTCTGCATTGGACACATATATGAATGATAAAGATATTCTAATTCGTTCAAATAGATTGATAGATGAAATGTTTACATTCATTTGGCATAGTGGTAGAGCAGAAGCAATGAAAGGATATAATGATGACCTTATTATGGCATTGGGTATTGGACTATGGGTTCGTAATACTGCACTTCGTTTAAAACAAGAGGGAATTGATTTGACAAAAAATATGTTAAACGCAACAACAATTAACTCAAATCAGGGAGTTTATTCTTCAAATTGGCAAAATCAAACAAATCCATACGAAATGGAAGTTCGTAAGGGAGAAATAGAAAACCTAACTTGGTTACTTAAGTAATTTTTTTATATTTATATGTTGAAACTATCATAAATGAATGAAGATTTAAATAAGTGGTTTAAAGAAAAATGGGTGAACATCGGCAAAAAAGTTGATGGCAAACACCCACCATGTGGAACTTCAGGAGAAAAAAGTGGTTATGCAAAATGTGTTCCAGCTGCAAAAGCTGCCGGAATGAGTAAAAAAGAAAAAGAATCTGCAACTCATAGAAAAAGAGCTGCACAAAATAAAGCTGGAAGAGGTGGTAAAGATAGTAGTGGACAAGGTAAAACTCCAATATATGTCTCAACTAAGAAAAACGAAAATATGAATATAGAAGAAAAACTAAATTTATTTTTAGAAAAGAATTGTCCAACTGACCCTGGTAAATGGGCAGCATCAAAGGCAGCAGCAAAATCTAAATTCGATGTTTATCCATCTGCATACGCAAATGGTTGGGCATCTAAGAATTACAAAGGTAAAGGTGGTGGATGGAGAAAATGCAATGAAAGTATACAAGAAGCAAATGCATTAGATGAATGTTGGGATGGATATAGAGAGATTGGTGGAAAAATGAAAAATGGTAAAATGGTTCCAAATTGTGTTCCTGTAAAAGAGGATATCAATAGTGATGATGATGTTAATAATGGTTTAGTTGAACCTGAAGAATATGATGTAGATAATTATGATGATTTTAAAGACTTTATAGAATACATAAAAGAATACAATAAAGAATTATCAGAAGCAACTTGTCCTTGTTTAACTGAAGCAGAATATCAAGGTAGAAATGTTCCGTTAGGTAAACCAATGAGAGGTGATGTAAAGAAATTTAAAGTATATGTAAAAAACCCTGCAGGTAATGTAGTAAAGGTAAACTTTGGACATGGTGGAACATCTGCAGCGGCTAAGGGTGAGAAAACGATGAAGATAAGAAAATCTAACCCAAAGGCGAGAAAATCGTTTAGAGCTAGACACAATTGTGCAAATCCAGGACCAAGAACAAAAGCAAGATATTGGAGTTGTAGAAAATGGTAAATTTGGAAAAGTGGAAAATTTTTCATATATTTAGAAAAATAGAATTATATAAAAATGGCAGATAAATCAATATTTAGTAGGTTACAAAAATTATTTTCAACAAATACTATTGTTAGAAAAACGGCGAAAGGAATCAAAGTAGTAGATACCGATGAGTATCAAAACATGACTACTAACCTCGTTGACCGTTTTATGAAACTAAAAGTTACAAATTACGGAACTGGACAAGTAGAATCTTCATTAGCATATCAACAAGTTAGAATTGATTTGTTTAGAGATTATGACTCAATGGATACAGACCCAATTTTATCATCAGCATTAAATGTTTATGCAGACGAATGTACTGCAAGAAACGAATTCGGTAGTGTATTAAAGATACATCATGAAGATGACCAAATCAAACAAGTATTAGAAAATTTATTTTACGATACACTTAATGTTGAATTTAACTTATGGCCATGGGTTAGAAATTTGGTTAAATATGGTGATTTTTATTTACAATTAGAAATGGCAGATGAATTTGGTATTGTTAATACAAATCCATTATCCGTATATGAAATGAGTAGAGTTGAAGGATTTGACCAAGAAAATCCACAAAGAGTTAAATTTGTATACGCACCATATCAAAATCCAAATAGTGGATATTCTCAAAATAATAAAAAAGAATTTGAAAACTACGAAATTGCACACTTTAGATTAAATGGTGATGCAAACTTCTTACCTTATGGAAAATCTATGTTAGAAGGTGCTAGAAGAGTTTGGAAACAATTGATGTTGATGGAAGATGCAATGTTAATCCACAGAGTTATGAGAGCTCCTGAAAAGAGAATCTTTAAAGTGGATGTTGGTAATATTCCACCAAATGAAGTGGATAACTACATGCAAAAGATTATTAACTCATCTAAAAAAGTTCCATTTGTTGACGAAAGAACTGGTGAGTATAACTTAAAATATAATATGCAAAACTTAATTGAAGATTATTACATGCCAGTTCGTGGTAGTGATAATGGAACTTCAATTGATACCCTAAAAGGTTTAGAATATAATATGATTGATGATATCAATTATTTAAAAAATAAATTGATGTCAGCTTTACAAATTCCAAAAGCATATTTAGGATACGAAGAAGATACCAATGGTAAAGCAACTCTTGCAGCAATGGATGTTAGATTTGCAAAAACAATTGAAAGAATTC